ACAGACCCAGGGCCACCACGATGTCTTCCTTCACCTCCTTGACCTTGTCCTCGACGTTGAGGACCTGACCGTCGGTGCCGTGGGTTTCGACATTGACGTAGAACGGGACCACCAGGCCGCTTTTCATATCCATCTTGTTGACCATGTCGCGAACCTGTTCCAGCATCCGCTGGTCGGGCATTACCATCTTCTGGCCGAAGGCACCACCCACTTTAAGGAGCCGGAACGGCGTGGCCCAGCGCTTTGCAATGGCCTGCTCGGCGCGACGATAATCACGCAGCAGTTCAATGGCCTGAAACGCAGGCAGAACCAATGAGTTGCCTCGTGGCGAAAAGCCCGGGGCGTCCCATTTCAAATGGATGACCTGATCCACCGGAAGGTCGATGGGGTCGCTGGCTGAACCTGAATCTTCGGCGTATTGCTTGGCTTCGATAAGCTCGCCTTGGGCATACTTCACCTTCACCGAAACCGGATTGACACATACCACTTCCTCGATGTCCTGACCGGTAGCTGCGTATCGTTTGAAGCCGACGGCATCGCCTTTGACCAGCAACTGAAGGATCATGTCCTTTATGAACTCCGAGACATTGAGTCGCCATGCGGTGTTGACCGCATCATCTTTCAGCGTCTCGTCATCGCTGGTGATTTTGATTTCATCTCCGACCGCAAAGGTGCGCCATGAGTTGACGCAGTTCTTTACCAGCGGCTCTTCGACATAGTATTCCCAAGCCTTTCTGGCTCGCTCTTCCCATGTAGCCGGAACCGCGTCCGACGCATTTACCTTGCTGAAGGCTGAGGCGTCGAGAGCTGCCGCTGCAGCCATGGGCACAATGGCGTATCCACTGGATTCGTTGTCGGGCTGCTCGGTATCTGGCTGGGCGTTTGTATCCACGTAATCCTCTCGGGTTATTTCCGGGTTAACGGCCGTACATCTCCCCGCTGTGGGGCGATCACGGCAACACTGGGGTTACTTACCGGAGGGAGAGGAAAAACGTCGGAACGGCGGGTTAAATAAAGACCGGCTCTGTCAGAACAGGTTTGAGCCAAACGGTCTCTTCACCGGCAAGGTCGAGGTTGCCTTGCTCTCGAATGAGCATGGCGCAGCGGACCGCGTCGATGATGTGGTCATTGCCTTTTGAGTAGATAATCTTGCCGTCCCGCAGGGTGTAGGTCTGGGTGGTGAACTGGTCTTCAATCTCCAGATCGTCTGAGGGAAAGATGATCTGTTTGCGCTGGAGGGCACCGTTGATCAGGCTGGTCATCAGTTCCTTTGTCCGCTTTTTGATTTCCTTGCCGTCGCGAACGGTGAGCCGGGTCATGCCGCCGAAGTCAAAGCCTTTGAGTCGGCCTTCAAGCTCCAGCTCTTTGTATTTGTCTAGGGTCAGCAGTTCCTGCACGACGGCCAGACCGTTGCCGCCATTGTCCACGCCGATTCCCGCCGGGGTGAAATAGCGTTCGAGCAGTGCGATGGTCTGGGCGATGTGCGGATACGATACATGCTCCATGTGAATGCGCAGCACCAGTTTCAGGATGCTGCGATCACCCACCTCGGCTTCCTGAAAGATAACCAGCTCAGTCGGGTCATTGGTATATCCAAGGTCACCGCCAATCCAGAACAGTCCGGTTCGGGGCGTGAGGTTGAGCAACAGTTCAAGCCGATCATAGGTGGCTTCCTCCGTTTCACAATCACGTAGCTCGGCATCGGTAATGGTGACCTTCTGATACTCCAGCAATTCCTGTCGGCAGAGATTGAACTGCTCCACATTGAATGTTCCATAGGAGGGCTTTCCGTGTTCCCCGGCAACCTCATGCTGCCAGCCCGAGGTGTCTTTGCCTCCATAAAACTCCAGCAGCTCCGATTCACGCTCAGCCGTCCAGAACGGATTGAGCCAAGAGGCCCAGCGGAACACTTTGAACTGTTCCGACATGGTCAGCCGGTAATAAGTCGTGTTTCGCAGGCCGTTGGGCGTGGAATAGATTTTCAGACGGCCGCCTGTTTTCAGGCATTGCCTGAGCGCCTTCCATGCACGCTCGGAAAGCCATGCGCCTTCATCCACCCAGATTCGGCCCACATGAAGCGAGCGGAACGCATCGCCATAGGCACCGGCCGGTCGGAAATAGAGAACCGATCCATTGGTAAACTCCAGACGGAAATACGGCTTCCGATGAATCTTCGGCTTGCCGTATTTCGAGAGTGCAATGCTGCTCATCAAGTCTTCATTGTGATCCAGCTGGTACTCAATTTCCTCGATGACCGTGTCGAGATGTCCCTGATGAGGAGCGGCAATCAATCCCTGTCCGCCGCGAGTCGTGAAGGCATAGTGCAGTGCATCCGTTGAGAGCACGATCGACTTGCCAACATCACGGCCATCGAGGTGAATGATGTTTTTGTGGGAGCAGCGGAGGTCCTCCTTCTGATGGTCCCAATACGACCGAGCCGATCCGTCCCGGTTGTAGAGATATGCTTGTCCCCACAAGACCGGGTCACGGAGTGTTTCGGCCAGCCTGCGCTCCTTATCAGAGACACCCATCAATTCATTCCTTTGCGGATGGCAATTCCAAGAACCGATGAGATCAGCTCTGTGAGGATCTGCTGAACCGCCAATGTGTTCGTCCTGTTACTGACAGCTTCCTCAATATCCAGAATGGCCTGATCGAGTTCCTGCCATTCCACGTATTTCTGACGGGCGGCTTCCATACGTTCGAATGCGTCGTCTATGCGCCCGGCCGCCAGCTCGGAGCCGATATCGACCAGCGTCTGACCGGCCTCCCGGATCGCATCACTGTTTTGTTCGAGTATTTGTTTCATTGTTCACTGTCCTCCGGGTTTGTGTTCGCCCAGCTATCCAGTGAATCAATGGCTGTCTGCAGACGCAGGCCGATTCCGACCAGACGTTCCGCATCAGGGTGGTTGGATTCAACCAAAGCCTTGTTTGCCTCCCGGACATATTCCGGCGTGTAGCGGTTCAGGGTGGATGTTGCCGACTGAATCTGCTCAGGCGGCCTGTACGTGGCGCAGCCAGCAACCATACCGGCCAGCGTCAATGGGATTACCCATTCGAGTGCTTTCTTTAACATGTTGCTCTCCTTTGTTTTAGGGTTGTTGAATTAATGCAGAAACATCTCTGCAAACACTTGATTTCCAAGAGAATATAAGCGTCATTGGACATGACGCGGGACGGTCCCGCAGAACCATAAACCGAAGCAGGAGACGCCCCATGAAACAGGTAAAAAAAAGCGACGACGCCAGAACGGCCTACAAAAAGCGCCAGGACAACATTGCCGAGTACATCCAGCGGATTCAGAAGAAGCTGGCTGCAGATGTCGTGCAGTCGAATATCAACTGGGCTCACGTCGGGTCGCTCGGGCATGTCGAAGAGCTGCTCCAGCAGATCGATAAGTTTCTGGGTTAAGCCACCGGCTTCAAAAACAAAGGAGTTAATACCATGACAGAGATGACCATTCATGAAACCACAGCCGCCTTCATCAACCATCTTCGGGAGAACGGCAAAAAGGAGCGGACGCTCTACACCTACCGGAAGGACCTCGATCTCATCGAGGGATACTTCGGCAAAGACAAGAAGCTTCAGGAGCTGCGTATCACTCAGGTTGGAAAGTTCCTCAAATGCGATGCGCTGCTGAAGCTCGGAAATGGCAATGCCCGGGCCGAAAGAACCGTCGCTAAGACCATCCGCGTGTTCCGGATGATGCTGGTCTGGGCCAAGGATACCGGACTTATCGATGAGCTCCCGCTGCCCAAGAGCACCCCGATGGGACACAGCAAGCAGACGGAGGTGACCGATGCCGAACAGCATTGATCGACTGGAAGCGACCATAGAACGGTTCTGTGCCCACTTGTCGGCTGAAAATAAAGCAGCAGGGACGGTGACCGCATACCGGCGGGATCTGCGACTGGTGGCCTGTGTGGCCGAATCCTTCCAGCCCGGACTCTGCTGCCAAGATGTGACACCCGGTCTACTGGACCGGGCTTTATCCTCGCCAGAGGTTTTGACCACAGACTCGGGAGCACGATCACCGGCATCGGTGCATCGGCTAAAGGCGGCGGTCCGCTCATTCTTCACATGGACAACCGATGCCGGGCTTACATCTGAAAACCCGGCCCGGTCGGTTCGCATGAAAAGACTGGCGCAGAAGCCGCCGGTGTTTCTTACGGCTTCAGAAAAGAAGGCATTGCTGAAAGAGGTAAAAGGCCGCACGGGCTTTGCCGGAATGCGTGATCGGGTCATGATCGAAGTCCTGCTCGGTACCGGCATTCGCATCGGTGAGCTTGAAGCACTGGACATAGATGATATCGACCTCGATGCAAAGCATCTGAGAGTCAGAGCCAAAGGGAATGTGGTGCAGGTCAAGTTCATAAAAACCGACCTCCGCATCCTGTTGAAAAGATATTTGAAAGAACGATCCCGGCAAAGCACAGCACCATGCAGCGCACTGTTTCTGTCCAATAGAGGAACACGTCTTTGCCAGCGGCAGATAGCCAACCGGATAGCCTTGTGGCTGAAGAAGGCCGGTATTGAAAAAAACCTGACTCCGCATGGTCTGCGGCATACCTTTGCAACCCACCTTTACGGGGCCACCAGTGACCTGCTTGTCGTGCAGAGGGCGCTGGGGCACCGGGATATTTCAACGACCCAGATTTACACCCACCTTGTCGATGGTCAGCTTGAGGATGCTCTTGAAAGGCTGTGACAGCATCCTTGACCTGAACATCCGGAGCGGCTCCTGCTGCTCCTTTTTCGTTCCCGGGCCGCATATTAAAATTGCGGCATATGCCGTTATGCGCGAACAAGGCCATACAGGCCACTTTGGGATTTATGGCGTTATGTGCGCATAAGCCAATAAAGTTGATTTTCTTATGTATGGTCTTATGCGCATAGGATTGGAGGGAGTTGCTCAGCCTATACATGGCAGCCTCCCGGGAAATTCTGATTAAGAAAAGTTTCCTCTGCTAATTGTTCAACCTGTAGAGCAAGGTCAGAAACAGCTTCGGCCAGCACAGAATTCTTTCTGAACTGTTCACTGTTAATCCTGATGACATGCCAACCGGCTTTTTTCAGGGCGGCATCTTTACGGGCATCACGCTTCTGGCGTATCTGTCCGGAGTGGGTGAAGGTATTGTCAATTTCAACTGCGATGCGGCAGGCACTGGAGCTCTGGCGGTCAACAATCACCAATGGGATGTCGACTTCAAAGCGGTCAAGGATGTGCTGAAGGTGATCGCCGATAATGACGTCCCACTTCACATCGAGTACCAGCAATGCTTCACGAAGCAGGTAGCGAACCTTGTGTTCCGCTTTTGAACCAAGCAGATATGTTTTTTTTCGGCTCTGCCGTGACTTGGCCATAGAACCAGCCATCTTGCCCTGTTGCCACGACAGTGATTTACACTCCGCCCGTGTTCGCATTGGGACACCTGACTTCCTGACGAGGTTATAAACTGTTCGGTCAGAGGGGCAGAGCCCAAGCTGCTCCTGAAAAGCCCCGCACAGGTCAGGCACACTCATTTGAGCGCCAACGTACAGATCCTGCATGATTGCATTGAGCGGCTTCTTGAATACCGCAACCAGAAAGAATTCGAACTTATGGAATTCAATCCCATCCAGCACAAACGATCGGCCAACCAGCCGACATCGATCCTTGATATCCGGAATCAGTTTATTCGTGGAACATGCCTTATCTGAAATTCCTGTCATCGAGAGCCTCCATAACTGCCTAATCCTTCACACTCTTTCTTTTTGAGGCTCCGGTGTTATTTGAACTTTTTTTCGGCTTTTTCACGGAAGCGGTCCTCTGTGCGGCGGCCTCGCTCACTTTTTCGAGAAGAGCGGAGGCCCATTCAGCCGGTGAAGTCTGCGGACCTTTCGGCTCTTCACCCTCGCGGGAAATCTTGGTGGTCTTAAGATCCTTCATGTGGCAGCGGATCATCCGGTCGAGACTCTCGGCCGCCTGTGTGTTGCCTTCGACCTGTGCCCGGACCAGCTTCACCGAGTAGATGCCCACCAGCTCGACCTGCAGGAAGTCGCTGGATTTGTTGAACTGAAAGTCCTCGTGCAGCTTTTCGATGATGCTGTCGAACATGACCTTTTCTTCCGGAGTCAGGCAGCGGTCGGCAAAGATGCCATGCTTGAGCGTGCGAAGGTTTCCTTCTTTAGCTCCCGCTTTGCTTTTTGCCTGATCATGGTCCGTCCGGCCCTCATTCCGATGCCAGCGATCCAGATTCTGTTCGTCTTTTTTTGTAACGCCCAAGGCTCATCTCCGGTTTATCAATTTTGTTTCCAAATTTCGGGGTTCGGGGCGGAAGGCAGATTTAGCCCGTTTTCCCGCACCTCAAGCCTTACATACCGGAAGAGTCCTCAACCTGTCGGGCGTCAGCCTCTTTTCTATGGTCAGCGAGGATCTGATTGACCCGGCGACGTGTGATACCGGCGAGGCTGGCAATTTCATCGGTTTCGATTCCCTGACTTTTGAGGGCGATAACCAGCTGTCTGCGTTCCTTGTAAAAACTGCCCGGCGCTGGAATCCAAAGAATGCCGGAATGATGCTTCTGTACCTCCTTGAGCAGCTCTCTCGGGAGGATGTGTTCGGCATTGGCGTATTTCTTAATGCTCATGGTTACTCTCCACTTTCTTCAACCACGGCTGCGGAACATCCGGGTTGTGAAACCTGAGCGTGCTGGGACGCGGTGTATCCGGGCTGTGGATGATTTCGATATATCTTTCCGTCACGGCACCGATCTTCCGGTCACCGCCGACAAAGCAGACCAGCCCGTAGTCCTGACCGCAGGGGAAGCGGTATCGTCCCTGATTCTGGTATAACCTGGCTTCAGACCATTTCCGGGACATGGCTTCCTCCTTGATGGCATCAACCTTGGCCAATGCGTCGGAGCTGACTTGCTCTATACAATTCCAAGCTTCGTTTGGCGGATAAATCCAGTTGTTCTTGGGAGGTTCTGCAGGTTTTTCGGGGTTTGCCGGAACATGGCGGGGAGCTTGGTAATTCTGTGGGCTGATCTGCCGGGATGCCTGCTGTAGAGATTCCTTGCCGAATTTCTGAACTGCGTATTCCTGAAGCGGGTTGAACCTGCTTTTCAGGCTTTCCCATGTTGATTCAGAAAGCTTACCGGCTTTGAAAGCGGACTGGGCTGCCAGCATACGTGACCGGAGCCATGCGAAATACTCCGGTTCGAGACGTCGATAGATTTTGCCATTGTATTCAACGTCGCTGGCGGACGTGACGGCCCACTCGAATTGTGCGGTGTCCAGATCGGTGGATACAAAAAGCTCAGGCTCCGGTACGCTGCTGTCATTTTCAGCAGGCGGAGCAGCTTGTTGGGAAGGCTCACACTCAGGGGAATCGAGATGCGTGAGCATGGTTTGTAAAAGACTCATGGGTGACCTCCGGAAGTTCGGGTTTATTTTTCTTCCCGTTACTTACCGGAGCCGGAGCCTGAGTGTCGGATGGTAGAAAGCGTAGAAAGGGGTTTCTACGCCCAGAGACCTTTCTACACCCCCTTTCTACATCTCTTAACAGTAGTAATAGCAGTTAGTTATAGATATTTTTGTAGAAAGTGTAGAAAGGTATAGAAATATTACTCACGCATAGCCCGTTTTTTTTCAGGTGTGCCTTCATCCCATGATTTGAAAAAATGAACAGTAAGGGGGAGTAACCTCTGAAACCTTTCTACACTTTCTACGATTGCCTCGTAACGCTATAAATAACAGCGACTTGCGCTGTAGAAAGGTACTCTCTGGACATTCTACATTGTAGAAAGCTCTTTCTACACCAGCGGTCTTTGTAACGATTTTACCAGCCAGATGCCGGTTTCTAATCGTTTTACGAGCGGAATAACAGTTTCGCCAGAATCTGCCGTGGATATAAACAAAAAGCCCGCAGAGGTGAATCCACGGGCCTGACTGGGTGATGGTATGAAGGGCGAAGTCTATTCGATTGTCTGGATGGTGTAGAGCTTGGTTCCGTATCGTTTCTGGCTGATGACAACTTCAAATCCAGCCTCGCGGATGGTTTCAAGGTCGTTGGCAAAGCGCTGGGCAAACTGCCTCGATGAGTCCATTTCAAACCGGAGGCCGAAATCTCTGGCCACACGTTTGAGCGCCACGAACAGCTCCCGGGACAACACCTCCTTGAGGCAGCCGTCTTCTTCAAGCTGCACCTGATAGCGGGCAACGAACTCCTGAATGTGGTCCACCCGGCGATCGTTGTACATGTCTTTCCGGTCGGACTCCACGGCTGTTCGCCACGCTTTGAACAATGTCGAGAGCGCCGTTGCGGTGTGATTGGAATCCCGGGCCGTTTCCCGACTGGTCTGGTTGATGGTCTGTATCTGCTGCTTGAAGGCTGGAGCCAGCGTCGACATTCCCTGTTCGATCTGATCCTGAGATGATCCGGCCAGCAGCATCAGATACATCAGACTGAGATATTCGTTGCAGCGTCGTTTGTCATGGTTGCCAAGGGCCTCGTGCAATAGCTTCATCGCCTGTGTCCGCATGCCGTCCTTCATCATCGCCAGCACCTCGCTGGTCCGTTTCATCAGAGCGGAAATGATCAAATCCCGGTTGCGCTGCAGGGCGGCAATCACATCCGATTCGATGAAACAATCGTTCCCCTGATTGCCGATATCGAAATTGATCACAAAGCTGCGGGACTGGATTTCGGACAGCTCTCCGCACAACGGCTCGATGCCGGTGGTATTCAGCAGGCATTTGGTCCGCTCGGTCACGGTTTCACTGTCGGTGCCGCTCTTGCGTTTCTCTTTGGCAATGCCGGTAATACTGGTCAGCATGAAAGTGGTCAGGTCCTCAGTCATCTGCTTGACCTCGATGTTGTCGAGAACGATGAGCGGATTCTGGGAACCGTCGGTGTAGTTGGCCGCATCGGTAGCTTTCTTGTGCTGGGGCTCACCGTAAAGCAGCGCCGAAATCAGCTTACTGGCCGTGGTCTTACCCGAACCGGCCGATCCTTCAAAACGGGTCATAGGTCGGGTTCCGGAAAAATCGATCAGCAGAAAACAGGTCAGCCAGGACAGAATCAGAAAGCGGTCACCCTGCGAGCAGGTCATATTGTTGATCAGGAGATCGACCAGCAGCTTGTCGGCTTCCTCCGGTGCGGCGTCTTTCAGAAACTTCAACGGCTTCATCTTGCGGGAACCGTCGAGAATGATTCCGTCGGCGTTCCCACCATTTTTCAGGATCTCGATGCCGTCGGGTGTGATCCGGGCAATCTCATGATCCTGATTGTTCAGGTTGAAGTAGACCGTAAAATTGGAAATATCTGTGTGCAGCCACGAGAAATGATCGCGCACCTGGCCTCGAATCATCGCCAGACTCGGCAATACCTCGAAAAAGGTGCGGCCGCCGTTGGATGTCGGAACCATACCAGTGTGCTTGTAGAGCATGGCTGCATACTGTCTTTTGCGGCCGCGATCGGGTGAATCCATCCAGTAAATGGAGTTGTCGAAATACATAAACGGCTCGCCGGTCTGGGTGTGAAAAAACTGGGCACCGTTGGCGGTAAACCAGTCATAGGCCGCTTCGGCTGCAGCGGTATAATCCGGAGCACCGTTTTCCAGCTCCGTATCGATCAGCACTTCATCGACCCGGGCGCGACAGGAACCGGGCGGTGATCCGCTGAGACGTTTGGCTTTCTTCTTTTCCTTTTTGGCGTTGTCCCGTCGGTTCTGCTGAACAGATCGCACCTGTTCCTTGAGGGTCGCCATTGGAACCGCTTTACCCAGCCGTTCCTGAACCAGTTTCAATAGACGGCTTTGCTCCAGCGGTGAATGCGCCGAAATTTCGGCCAGAACCGGCTCGAGCTGGCGGTTTCTCTCTTCCTCCGGGGCATCCTCGGGCAGACTTTGAATGCCGAACTCCACCGGCGTACAGGCCGCAGAAAGCAGCTCCTCAAATTCAGCTTTGCCATTGCCGGATGCAAAGAAGTCGTTCACATCGATCTTGGCATTGGCCAGCAGCGTTTCAGCCTCCTGAATATCCTCGGCAGAGTGGCCTTCGAGTAATTTAGCCAGTTCCCGGGGACCGACAGCCGCCGTCAGATTGAACCGTTCCTTCAGTTCCTGACGAGCCTGCTGCTGGGGGTCATTCAGAGGAATGGTAACCAGCTTCGTATCAATCTTGTGTTCGGCCAGCGTGCGAGCAGTCTGCAAGGCTCCCTTGAGCCCGGCCTCCGAGATTTCATTGTCCTGACAGATATAGACGGTCTTGAGCCCGCGCATCTTCGGGACCAGACGCTCCCAGTCTGCGGCCCTGATTCTTACCGTCACAGGAGAGAGCGCCGGGAAACCCTGTTGCATCAGAGCGATGCAATCGGTCACGCCTTCGGTAATGACGATGTGGTCGGGCTTACCCAGCAGGCAGTCCTCATTGAACAGCACCGCATTATTGATGAACCGGGCGACATAAGGACGCTGATGTTCATCGTGAACCGGCAGCTTCTTGTACTTTCCCTGTTCCCAGTTTACGTCCGGAGTCCACGGAGTCTTGCGGCCGATCATGAACACCACGCGGCCACGACTCCAGTATGGAAAGATGATTCGTTTTTCAAAAAACGGATTCAATCCATCCTGACTGGTCGGGCGAAAGGCTCCTGTGGCGGAAAGCTCCCGTTTGCTGAAGCCATGCTCGCCAGATCGCAGGGCTGCAATGACACCGGACTCATTGTCGGCAAAACCGATCAACAGGTCGTCGATGGTCTCATCACTGATGGCGTATTTTTCTTTCAGCCAGGTCAGCGCCTCCTGATTATCCTTGAGCCGCTGATGATAATAGCGGGCCAGTTCAGTCAGGGCATCTTTGACCCGGATCTCAAACGAACGATCATTCTCCGTCTGCTCCAAGCGTTCCTGCGTGAGGCCATAACGCGACAACGGCGGCATCCCGGCTTTCCCTGCAAGAAAATCACGGGCCTGCCGATGGCTGTCGGGCATGGGACCGGATTGCCCGGCGGTGACCGTACCCGATTGAATAAACTCAACGAGCTGGAGGACATCACCACCCACACCGCAGCCGAAGCAATACCAGCCCTGTTTGTCGAGCATCACATGAAGTGAGCGATGGGACTGACTCTGATGGTGCGGGCAATCACATTGGAGCCGCTGCCGGGATTCCTGTGTGATCCTTCCGGCCAGAAGATCCCTTGCCACATCACCAATATCGAGCTCGGTTATCAGGCGGTAGTATTCTCTGACATTATCTGAACCGCCCATACTCATTGTGCCCCCGCGCAAGCTGACTGATCTTCAGGGCAATTCACATTGTTCAACAGAATGGAGAGAAAGGTCTTGCGGTCATCCACCTGACATTTCTTGGCGCAATTACGGATGCCCCAGCGGTCCCCCAGCACAATCGCAGTCTTGCGGGCACGGGTCACGCCGGTGTACAGCAGATTACGATGATGCATGAAGGAATGAGCCTTGTGGACCACCACAACAGCGCAGGGAAATTCCGATCCCTGGGTTTTGTGGATTGTCAGCGTATATGCCAGCTGGATGTCCTGAAGGTTCGGTGAGCCTTTTTCAATCTCAACCGCAACACCCTCGAAATCAATCAGAAGCGTGCCGTTGGGCAACACATCGACTACATGACCGATGGCTCCGTTCATCACGTTCAGTTCATAGTTGTTGCGGGTCTGAATGACCTTGTCATGTTTCAAAAATGGCGACCGACGTCCGGGCTGTGTTTCCGGAACACTCACATTCCAGAGACGCTTTTGGATAAGCCGCTGCAAATCTTCATTGAGTGACTTGGTTCCCAGCGGCCCCTTGTGCGTCGGGGTCAACACCTGCACATCCTTGATTAGATCAAATCCAAGGGCATCCAGTCGCTTGTCAAAGAGGTCCAGCAGGAAATTGCGGGCGGCACCCGGATCGGTGAACTGATCCGCCAGATACCAGTCCCGGCACCCCTGTGTGCTGGCGTCGCTTGTCTTTCTGACTTCTCCTTTCAGGATTGCAGTGCTGTTTTCCTTCAGCACACCGGCCTGCCTGACCACCTTATCCAGAATGACCGTGGGGATGGCATTCGAGTGAATCAGATCCCGAAGAATGTTTCCCGGACCGACCGGCGGCAGCTGGTTGTGGTCTCCCACAATGACAATGGCCGTTCTGGCAAAGTCGACCGCATTGAAAAGGTGCCACGCCAACGGAACATCCACCATGGAAAATTCATCGATGATCAGCATGTCGGCATCGATGGGATTATTGCTGTCCTTTGAAAAGGACTTGCCGTCATAGCCAAGCAGGCGATGGATGGTGGTTCCGGTGCGACCGCTCACTTCTTCGAGTCTCTTGGCCGCTTTTCCTGTCGGCGCTGACAACACCACTTCAAGGTCACACTCTTCACAAACCGCGTTGATGACCGATACCGTATAGCTCTTACCCGATCCGGCTCCACCGGAGATAAGGCTGATGGAGTGCTGCAACGCAGAGTGAACCGCTTCGAGCTGCTTTTCGTTGAGTGTTTCCGCCTGACGCAGAATCAACTTCTGCAGATTGCGGGTCGATTTGAAATGAGGGTTCGATGCAGCCGCCTTGGTGAAAATGGCAGCGATGTCCTGTTCCATTTTCAGGATATCGGAAAGCGCCACCAGAAAACGTCCCGCGTGTGATTCACAGGAGAGCAGTCTTTCACTGATCAGGTTGTCCAGCGATGCTTCGATACGGATGCGGCTGTCCAGATTATCCATCACCAAAAGCAGATTGGCCTGATCAACAAGGTCCTCGTATTCGACCCAGCAGTTTCCCTGATCCAGTGCCTCGTGCATGCAGTACTGGATACCGGCACGGATTCTTGGTGTGTGGTCTTTGGGCGTGCCCAGTTTGCGGGCAATCTTGTCGACCTTTTTGAAGCCGAATCCACGCAGTTCCCGGATGAGGATGTAAGGATCGGCTTTAAGGATTTCCAGACAGTTCCCGCCCAGCTTATCGACCAGCGTGGTTACCTGATGATGGGTCAGGCCGAATGCCGACAGCCAGGCCAGGACGGCATTGACGCTGCGGTTTTTGCACCATTCATCCTTCAGACGATTGGCGGCATCGAGGGAAATTCTGGCTTTTGATGCGATGAGCTCCGGGGATTCAATCAGAGTCTCCTCGAATGAATCGCCGAACTCTTCGACAATAAGGCGGGCTTTGGCGGGACCAATCCCTTTGATGTCAGGGTGATTGGCCAGATAATGAATCAATCCTTCCGGGTTCAGATCAAGATCGTGTTCCATGGCATCGACCTTGAACTGACGACCATATTTCGGATGGGTGGCCCACGTCCCCAAAAGGACCACGGGCTGGTTTTCACGGGCAAACAGGTTTCCGGCAAACTGAATTTCATCTCCTGTGGAGGTGAGTAAACGGCCTGCAGAAAACTTTGGCCCGGCATAATAAACTCTCTCTATTCTTCCCCGGAGTTTTGCCGGGGAGTTTGTTTTTCTTGGCATTGAGCGAACCTCCGGTGAAAGCGCATTAAAAACTCTTCAACAAACCGGCAGGCTGCCTGACGGTCTGAACAGAAATAAACGGGCACACCGAAGTCGATGATGATGGAGGCAATGGTTCCTATGAGGGCGTTTGGATGAGCGTCGCTCTGGTAGCAGGCTCCGAGAACATCCCGGTAATTGGCCTCAACGACGACACAGGCTGCGTCATAATGCCGGAGCTTTTCCAGCTCCTTGTGAAAACGCTTTCGGCCTCGAATGACTGTGGAAACAAAATCCGCCATGGACTTCCTTTCCACCGCCACCCGGGTCTCGAATCCCTCGATGGAGTAATCTCCCGCCGGGAGGGCTTTACGGATTGATGCGACTGATTCCGAATCAAATCCGTAAGGCTCCTGTTCCCGGGTATCAACGACAACGGTAACCATGCCCATCCTCAAAACGGAATCATGTCGTCTACATCGTGACCGGCCGACGGTGCTGCGGCATCTTCATCCGAAAGCACAATCCGGCGGTTGAAGTAGATGTTCTCGAATTCGTTTTTCGTGCGCTTGGTCACCTCGAGCCCGACATCCAGAAGGGTTTCCAGTTTGCCCGGGAGATCGGAGAGCTTGTCCATCTGCAGGCCGCAGGTATAGAGATCCTGCTTGAGCCATTTCACATTGTCCTTGCTGGCAATGACGTTGTTACGCCAGAGCAGACGGCCTTTATGGGTGGGACCCAAAATCTTCAGCGCCCACTTGAGCATGGGATTGCCGGAAGTTTCCGAGCGGGTCAGTTCCACGCGATCGACCTTGACCTGATATTTCCCGTCGGGAACAGCTTCAAAGTCCTTTTCTTCAACGTCCGCAGAAACGAAATCATCGTCGAACTGCGCGAGGTCCATGGTGTCATCGTTACTCCAACTCATTGTCATTACTCCTTATTTTGAGGTTTAGCCGTTGTGGCTGGCTCCGACTTAGTCCGGGCGGCACTCACCGCTGAACCGGCAGCCGTTTGATTGAAAGCTTTCAGGAAGGTCGGGAAATCCAGAGGGATCATCTCCGGAAGACGGCCGGTTCGATCTCCGGCGTCGTAATTGGGGCTGGGCTTGGTGCGCATGACCCGCTGATACATGGGCTTGCCGTCGTCACCTGTCTTCATGTCCAGATCACAGAACAGGATCAGGTCCACCAGACCGGTGACCAGCTTGCGGGCCTTGTCCGGCAGGGTCGGCACAATGCGTGTGTGTTTCCCGGTACGCGTTTCGATGTCACGCTCATGGGAATGGGAAATAAGGATCAGGCCGTAAGGCAGGAATGCCAGCTTGTTGAGAACGCGCTGGAACTCATTATTGATGAGGGCATAGCCTTTGCCGTAGCCAAGATCGGACTCATGCTCGATCTTGAACTTCTTGCAGACATAGTCCGCGCACATGCGATAGGCGTTATCCACCGTGTCGATGACGATGGTCTTGAAGTCGTGTTTACCTTCAGCAATCTCGGCACACGCCTGCAGAAGGTCGTCCCAGCAGGTAATGGGCGCTTCGAACACTTCGAGGGCATTCAGGCCCGGTTCCGTGGCGAGAAACAGGGCGTTCTCTGCATGGGAGCACCAAGTGCTCTTGCCAATTTTGCTCGGACCATAGACCAGTGCGGTCAGGTCGTTCAGGCTTGCTTTCGGTTTGGTTTTGCTTTTTGGAAGCATGATTTATCTCCTTGTATGGTTTGGGTTAAAAAACAGGGGCAGCGTCTTCACTTGCTCCGTCCCGCAGCTCTTCGTGCGGGAGCACCCGTTGGTAATGGTTTTCAATGACGTTGGGATTCTCACCGCTTCGGCACAGCGGAAAGTAGGGACAGGCGCGTCCATACTGAAAACAGAAGGCTGTATTGCGGTAGAAAGTATTGCGGCGACGGGCATCCAGCATCGCTTTGGAAAGTTCCCACAGCTCCGCCCGCAGTTCCTCGAACTGGTCGCGGGAGATGTAGAGCACCTCGCGGTGGAACATGCCCGGCTCGAGGTACTTCTCCTGGAGCCGCTGCTGGAAGGTGTCGTCGTCCTCCGGCAGCTTGCGCTTGGCGCTGCTCTTGCCGGTTTTCGACTTGGCGATCAGCTCCGCCCGGCGGGCCTCGAATTCGGCCTCGGTCTCACCCTTGCCCTGACGCAGCTTGGCCTTGACCAGGACGTTGTAGATGATGCCGTTGACCGTGATGCCGAGGGTCTGCTCCAGGTACCAGGCGTAGAGGATGATCTGGAAATCGGTCCACAGCCGCTCCAGGTAGCTGGCGTCGATCTGTGAAGCGGTTTTGTGTTCCAGCAGGAAATACTGGCCATCCTGACGGACGATGCCGTCCACCTTACCGGCGAGAATGAAACTGCGCGAGGTCGCGCCGGTAGCCGGATTGACGATGGGACCTTCGAAGGTCTTTTCGAGCGCGACGACCTCGAAGTCTTCGGCCGGGTAGTGTTCCGCATAAGCGCTCATCATGGCCCGGGCGAGATGCCAGTCGGCCTGTTGATGATCGTCCTGCGCCCGGTTCGGATAGGTCCGGTCGATGTGGTCGAGGACCTTGGCCAGATCCCGCTCGCCGTGCCAGCACTCCAGGCAGTCGTGAATGACCGAGCCGAAGGCCAGATTGGGGTCGCGCTCGAGCGGCACCAGCTCGTCGATGTAGCGCCACTTGCAGGCCATGCGGCAGTTGCGGAACAACCGCCACATGGAATAGGTGGTGGTCATCAGCTCGCTCATACCGCCACCCCCGCTGTAGCAGTGGCGGGCGCTGCGCGATGCTTGGAGGCGCAGGCGCAGCCCGACGGCTGGGTTCGTTCGATCAGGACCGAGCGTTCGCCGTACTCCTTGGTGGCGAAGCCGGTGAAGATGCGGGCGAGGTCGCTGCCGACATCGGTGGAGGCGTCGATCACGCAGGTGCGGCGGGCCTTGTCCAGATTGAACCGGCTCTCCATCCGCACACGGGAACGGCCATGCAGGCTTTCGACGGCCAGCATCGCCAGCATGAAAGTGTCTTCCAGTTCCTGGGCCGGGACCGACTCGTCA